GTCAGTCTACAGCACAGGAGGGAGTAGGATCTTGGAACTAGTTACCCGGGTCTCCAAACTTGAGGACACTGTTATAGCCCTCGCAGAACAGTTACAACTCATGTCTACAACACTCGAGCGCGTTATAACTCTTCTTGACCAACCAAACAACAGGCAACGTGTACAATCAGCAGAACTGGACTCGTCCCCAATCCTGGAGAAATGACTAGCATGTTCAACAAAGGGTTATGCAAATTAATCCTTCCGTTGTGACGGGCAGGTTCTCTCAGTTCGCTGTATTCCACACCTAGTTCTCTCAAGTAATCTGCTATTTGCGCTACTGGTTAAGAAAAACTGAGAAAAAACTCATGTGTTAAACAGGCCACCATCACATCATGGATCTTCCGGAGACTGTCTTGTCAAATCCTATCATTAGCCGAGATTGTTTACTCTTCACCCAAGCATACAATAATTACTTGCCTGCCCCAAGTTACATACAAAAATGGACTGATTCACTCAAGAGTATAAGAGGTGCACCGGTGACAGTTGAGTGCCATGACAGCAGACTCAACCCAGTGCTGTGGAGATTACATCATGAGATTGGCTTCCCTAACAACCCGTCTGAGCACTTAGATAGAGCAAATCATGTTGTCAACACTGTGTCTGAAGCTATTAAGATTGGCCTGACGCCCCTTTTAGGGGAGGAGCTCAAGGCATTTGTTGTCGCCACATTTCCCAGCTCATGGTCACCAAGCAGTGTTGCTGTGGCCTGGGCTTTGCGCGCTCACTATTGGAATCACCTCTTAGCAAGTCAATTCAAGCACTGTCAGCAGTCTAAGGAAAAGTGGTCAATCTGTCAAGCAGGTTGGGTATCCAGGCGGTTCGTGGTAGTTGTCCTGCCGGAGGGGGACAATCCTATTGTCCTTAACAATGACATGGTGCTTATGATTAAAGACATTTGTGAGTCATATCTAACCACGACCGTGTTCCTCTCATTTTACCCAGGGTTTCCAATCCAAGAGCATGCCATCTGTTTTTGGGAGCAATGGACTGCAGAGGTGCTCCAATCCTGTGGTAATGAAGGATATCAGCTAATTAAAGGGATTGAGAGCCTATGTAAAGCACGAATAATACAGCTGACCGAAACCCTACTGGATCCAGACAGCTGCTGGATGGAGATGTCTGCTAAGCTGCTCGAGAAAGCTAACGGAACGCTGAATTCAACTAGAGCCTCTGAGCTTGCCCACCAACTGCTTGGTTGGCTACAGACTAAACACAACCCTAATGAGCTGAGTGAGATATTCTGTCTGCTTAAAATGGCAGGTCATCCCCATGTTGATGTTAGAGGAGGAGGAGCTAAAGTGAAGGATCTCGGAACAACAGATCTTAAACTGCCATTTGGTGTCGGTCAGGAACTTGAGAGAAGTTTCTGCCATCTGTACACTAGAGGGTACATCAACAAGCATAAGGAATGGCCTCGAATTAAATTTCTCAGAAGACAAGGTGAGCCTAAAACTGAACTTGAACGGCTCAGAGACCGAAACTTTCAAAATCTGCCAATGGGACTTAGCATGTATCCTCCTACCGACTGGGATGTTTGTGTCTTCCTCCCTCACAAGGTGTTTGATTATGGAGATGATTTTCTTTCGTTGATGTCCGATAAGTCTCTGTCTTACTACAGAGACGAGTTTGATTTTGCGTGGAAGGACGATCTACCATACAAACCGCCAAGGCCAACCTCACACAGGAGAGTTCTTCTCGAAACCCTACAGTCCGAAGAATTGGATATGAGGAAAATTTGTGATATGGTTTCAACTAGAACCGTCCCCCAAAGGTGGAAGATTGTGTCAATCAATCCAAAAGAGAGAGAAGCAAAAGAAAAACCACGATTGTATTCTATGATGCCGCTGCCTATGAGATCCTTCTTTGTTTTGCTCGAGAGCAATCTGTCCAAAGGAATATTCCCCGAGATATCAGAGCAAACAATGACAGAAAGCAGAGTTGGTCTTGTCCAGCGCTTTTATGGGTTGAGTAACCCCGGATCGCTGGTGAAGAAGGTGCATGCTGAATTAGACTTGGAGTCCTGGAACCTGGTGTGGAGAGCAGAAACAGCTTCTCCAACAGGATCACGGATAGATCAGATATTCGGGGTGATTGCTTTATTCACCTACATTCATCAATACTTTAAAGAGAGCATGATCAATGTTAGGGTCAGGGGATTTGTGCCAGACGGCTTGGCCGAGGGTAACCGACTACATCCGCCTGAGTCTGATCTCTTGTGGTATGACCAT